GTCCAGATCACATCAAAACTTGCGTCCACAAGGAGGCACTAGAGTTCATTCTCTAGGAAAGCACAGATCCACTAACATGGATCTCCCTGTTAAACATCATCCCCATTTCCCTTCAAAACGTGAATGATTTGATGATCATATCTCTCCTTGAAAAGAGTGACATGATGGTCAGATCATAAACGTTCTGAGGGAAGTGTTTAAGCTGGGTCCAAATGATCTCAAGTTAATTCGTAAATTAATACGAATTCTTGAACTTATTTGGAGAACTCCCTTTGAGAGGAAAGTGAGGGTTAAAGTATTAAAAAGTCTTCGTAAACATTTTATTCGTGTTAGTTTACACCAGGATTTATGTCCTGTTGAAACTTTTAAAACATGAAATAAATATTTATTTCAAGACTTAAACTTTAACCTTATAAACCTTAGATCGATTGAGAAACGATTCGAATCTGATAATTTTGCCAAGGCAGCATTATCAGTGCTATGAGTCTCTCGCGATATCATTACAATTCCTGAATTAGATCTTAAATCTATTACAGATGGAATGAATCCTGAAAGTGCTCGTAGCATACTTCCCGATCTTTGTCTTAACACTCTGACTCGAGGAGCAAGAAAAGAACTCCAAGAAGAAGAGATAAGTTATGAAAAGATCATGGAAAAGATCAATATCGTTTCTTTAAAAGATCTAGGTTTATTAAACGATTCAATTGATTATTGAGAGGTTCATAATGTTGAACCATATTGATCTTCAAAGCGTGGTCCCTTTGGACACGCTTCGTTATCAGCATGTTTCGATATTATGAACATGAATCAAGATTCGATGGACCTTCTTTTTAAGTTCAACAAGAAGGTTTGTCCAATCTTTGATTCATGATGAAAATTTGGTTGATTACCAAATAACGTCCTTTCATTAATCAATGACGGTGATAAGAAACCGGTTAGAAGGTTGTCAGCGATCGCAGACTACGAAGGTAAAACTCGTGTTATTGCGATTGGTGACTTCCTTTCTCAATGTAGTTTAAAACCTATTCATGAACGTTTAATGAAATATCTCTCAAAAGTAAATGGAGATATTACATTTGGTCATGATAAGGTCTTACCCTACATCCGTAACCACAACAAGATCTCTATCGAAGGGATTCGTCCCTACTCAATTGATCTTGTCAGTGCTACGGACCGGATTCCTATCACTGTAACCAGTAGTATTTTATCAAAAATTTGAAACTCAAGCGAGTTATCATCTCTTTGACAAGATATTATGGTATCGTTTCCACTTTCTGTTTCTAAGACCCTTGCGGGAAAGTCTAATCATAAGGTTGTTTATGGTGTCGGTCAGCCGATGGGTTTATACTCATCATGGGCTGGTCTTGCCATTACCAACCATTTTATAGTTAGACTTTCTGCTCAAATGTGCGGCAAAATAAATTTTAGTGATTATTTTGTCCTTGGAGATGACGTTGTCATCTTTGAGGAAAATGTCGCTAAAGTTTATATTGCCATTATGAATTCATTCGGGGTTGATTGTAAACCCGCTGATTCTATAAAGCCACATAAGAGCAACTCTCTCGAAATTGCAAAAAGGCTATTCCGAGATGGTTTTGAGATTTCCCCCCCACCAACAAGATTAATCAAAAGGGATTTATCCCTTTTCTTTTTATCTTGTTTGGACAAGGAGTACTTAGATCAGACTTTCCTAACAAATCCCGGGACCCTTAAAGAGTCCCTGATTCCATCCTTACTTCTTTATGTGAGTCAGAATGATACGTCACCATGAATTTTATTCACGTATGGCGGTCATCCTGAAACACAAGAAGTTCCCCAGTCAAGGTCTGCCACACCCGTTTCCCCTAAACACTGAGTTATGAAAAGTTCATCATTCAGTGCTGAAGGAGACGTAGTGTGTGACAGACATACTGAGGAATCCATTGGCGGTTATTTATACAATCTAATAATCGACCATTGGTCAGGAGTGGAATCATATAAGATGTTTAACAAGTACAATCGGAAATTTATCCCAAAAGGTAAATACCGACGTCTTGTTAGGAGTCTTGGATTTCGAGAAAGGTCTTTGTTAGGCAAACCTGATGTCCGTCAGTTCGTTAAGCAGTGATTAAGTTATGATTTTATGGATTTGAATAAAATGCAAATCTTTAAATACACAACTTATAACGCTGCTCAAGACGCCACTATGGATATGTTATACGATAGCCCAAGCCATATTTCTCATGACGTCAGAGACTGAGTCTCTGTTGATTCAAGGGATTTATGACTTGATAAGCTAGAGAATAACAATAAGTACTTACTTAATGGGATTCAGGAATCTATCAATTCATTAGAAATCTCTGATTTTGAATCTGATGAACTTTTAACGTTTTTACGAAAAAAGATTAAATCAGTTCACAGAGTATCTAAGAAACGAGAGAAACGCAAATCAATTAAGGGTACGGGTTAATTTCCGATTAAAGACTGCCAAGTCTCCGGAAATTTCCAGTTATGGCTCCTCCAACGAGCTGGGAGCTGTTGGAAGGACGGATTCTCTAATCAAGAACTCCCCTCTGCGGCAGTGAATAAAGGATTGGCATCCCTTTACCACTTCCGGAACTGTGATGATGTGTTAGCA